CGGCGACCATCGAGGTCCGCGTCCAGGCGCCATTCGCGACAAAGGTCGCGTCGATCGTGACCGCGGCCGTGACGCCGCCCTTGATCGAGGCGTCCAGATGCGCCGGGCCTTCCCAGGCCTGCGACGAGGTCGCGCTGGGATAGATCGCCAGGAAGCAGCCGGTGTCGACGTCCGAGGCGTCAAACAGCACATCGGACAAGCGATCCCAGAACGCGGTGAACGAGCCCGAGAGATCCTTCAGGCCCATGACGTACCGCTTGTTGCTGTCGCCGAGGGACGTGGTCTCGACCTTGTCCTTCGTCATGTTCAACGTCCAATCGGAGATGTTGCCGATCGCGACGTAGGGATCGCCCGCGAGCATCTTCAGCGCGACGATGCCTTCTTTGCCGTGGGTACCGGGATTGTTGACGGGTGCAGCGGGTGCGGCCATGGGTTCTCTCTCCTTCTAGGACAATTGCGTTCAGGCGGTGCCCGTCACATGCAGGCCGGCCCGTTCTACTAAATCGATCAGCGCGGCCATCATGATCCGGCGGCGCTGGATCGCGATCGGCACGAAGACCTTGCCCGCGGGCATCTTGCCGGTCTGTTTCGCGCTGGGCGGCCCCCAGCGCCGCGGCCCCGTGCCCTTCTCGAAGATCCAGGCCGCGGCCGGCCACGGGCCGTGCTGAAAGCGCGCGGTATTCTGCACGCTCGCGGCGGCCGTGGTCGCGTCGCGCCGGATCTCGACATGCATCCCGCCGCGGAGGTTCCCAGTCCGCATCGGATAGGCCGCCGTGATCTGGCGCGCCGCGTCCGCGGCCGCCGCCTGCACGATCTCGCCGGCCTCGCGCACCAGCTCGGGCGTGAGCGCCTGGAGCGCCTTCCGGAGCTCCGCGAGCCCGTCAAGACGCAGCTGGTTCTCGGCCACGGGCCACGACCTCCACACACATGAGCGCCAGATCGACATGGCGCTCGTCGACATCGGTGATGCTCTGGACTTGCAAGGTGCGCCCCTCGAAGATCACGCGCGTCTCGAGCGTGATTCCCGGATGGTACCGGCCGCGGACGAAGTAGGCCGCCTGGCCGTCGATGACCTGGCCGGCCGTCGACTGGATCGCGCAGTACCAGTCGGGCGGCTCGAGCGCGACCGCCGGATGCTCGAGCGTCACATGCTGCCGATACGCCCCGATCCCCATCAGGCCATCCCCGGATCGCGATACTGCGCGAGCAGGTTCCGGAGCTCCTTCCAGATGATCGCCTCGTCGCTCCGCGCGTTCGCGCCCAGATCGTCGCCGCGGTGCTCGTAGTAATGGACCGTCACGAGCAGGATCGCGTGCTTGACGGCCATCGGCGCGGTCGACGGCGTCCAGGTCGCATCGGCCGCCGGCCCCAAATATGCGAGCACGGCCTCCTGGGCGGTCGCGAGCTTTTCCTCGACGTCTGTATCGTGCGCCGCGTCGGTGATCCGCAGCTGGATCGCCTTGACCTCCGCGGTCGTCCAGAGCGGGCCGTCGAGCGCGACGCGCGAATAGTCCAGCGTCATGCGGGCGTCTCGACTTCCGTCGCCGTCGCATCGACCGGGGCCGCCGGCGCCGCGGCCGGGGGGGCCGCCGCGGGCGCCGGCGCCGCCAGGTCGCGCATGGCGAGCGCTTCGAGCGAGTAGTACTGCTGCTGCAAGAACGGCGAATCGCCGCCCGGGACCGGCCCGAGCCCGAAGTACTTCAGGCGCGCTTCGTTGGGCGACAGCGCGCCGGCGCTGATCGCATCGTGCGCCGCCTTGGTCTTGGTCGCCGTGTCCATCCAGATCAGGTCATCCAGGTCGAACTCCGTGCCGTAGGGCGCGGGCAGCTCGAGGCCGGCATCGAGCGCGGCCTCGATGTGCGTCAGATGCGTCTGCAGGCACTGCGAGTGGTACTGCAAGGTCGACGCTTCGTTGTTCGCGTACGGCGGCTGTTGGCTCGAATCGACCATCGAGATCGGGACGCCGAAGCAGCCGGCGATGAGCTTTGCGGAGAGGCCCATCTGTTCGATGAGCTGCGAGTCGGCGGCCGAGGCCCCGACGGGCTCGTACTTCATGAAATCGCCGAGGAACGCCGTGCTGCCGGCGCCCATCTTGTTCCAGGTGTCTTTCAGCCGCTCCAGCGTCTTCTGATCGAGCGACTGCGGCCGACTCTCGGGCGGCATCAGGATCCCGCTCGGGCGCCCGCCGCCCGAGAAGAACTGCGTCGAGGCCGCCTGCATCTCGAGGCCCTGGCGCGCCGCCCCGCCGCAGGCGTAGAGCGGCGACAGACCGACGAGCGGGTGATAGGCGCAGTTCCAGCGGTCGTGAATGATTTCCTTCGCCGGCGCGGCCATCGGCCCGTCGATGCCGGCCAGGTCGCTCGTCTGGAGCTCGTAGTACACGCTCCCGTCGGGCGCCACGAGCGGCTTCACGCGGCACGGGTCGAGCACGTAGAGCGACGTCACGACGCCGCGGGCGTCCCGATCCTTCAGGACGTACGTGTTGCCCCAGAGGAGCTTGCTGAACATCCAGACTTCGAAGAACTGGGCCGGCGTCTGGTAGCGGTTCGGGACGCGCAGGACCGGGGAAAACGCTGGGCTCGTCGTCTCGTGCCAGATCCCGTTGGCATCGACGGCGACGAGCCGCAGCGGCAGCTTCCCGATATCGGAAGCGATCAGCGAGACGCAGCGGAAGACGACCGGGTTGGCGAGCGCCGTCTCGAGCTTGAGCTCGTCGTTGTGCTGCCAGGCGCCGGTGTAGGGCTCGCGGACGACCGGCATCCAGGCGCCCGTGCCGGCCCCAGGCGACGACGCGCCCGGGGCGAACACCGCGCGCAGCGACGAGCGAATCGACGCGAGGACGCCCACCGGGGCCTAGCCCTTGCTGCTGCGGCCGGCCGGCGCCTCGGCGCTCTGCGGCGCCGGCCACGCGGTCGCCGTCAGGTACTTGACCGCGTTCGCGTTCTCTTTCTGCCAGTTGATGAACCGTTCCGCCCGAAGGCCGATCATGTTCGTCTGCCAGAGCGACACGTACACCGTCGTGGCATCGGCCGGTGACGCCGGGGCAGAGTCCATTTGTACCGAGGCCTCTTGTGAGGCGTCGATCGTCACGCCGCCGTCATCGGCATACAGGATGAGGCCCGGCTGGAGCGCGATGACGTTCGCGCCCGCCGCCTGGCTCGTGACGAACGTCAGCCCCTTGTACGTCCCGCCGTCGACCGTGATGCCGGGAAACTCCGGCGATCCGTCCAGGTTCGTCCGGAACGACAGCGACAGCGCATTGGCCGACGACAGGATGAACGTCACCCCGCCCACGGCGATGTTGTTCGTCGTGAAGTGGGCAATCAGGCTGATGATGTCCGCCAGCGGGTTCGTCGTGGCGGCCGCGGTGGGCGCCCCGTTGGTGATCGACGCCGGGTTGACGCCGGCGACGGCCGCCACGGCCGGATCGATGAACTGCGCGTCGAGGAATTGCGCGATCCCCTTCACCATGTCGTCGCGGACGCGGGCCTCGGCACTCGGCGACGACAGCCGCGCCAGCTCTTGCGTAATGACGATGATGCCGGCGGCCTTCGCGATGCCCAGCGACGTGGAGGAAAACGCGAGCTTGCTGACGGGCTTGGGCTTCGCCTCGCCCACCCATCCGTACGTGCCGCCCGCCGTCTGGGCGGAGACCTTCGTATTGAACGGCACCTGAATGAAGCCGGGGATCTTGCCCAAGATCGTCGCCGGCCGCAGCAGTTCGATGAACTCCGCGGCGATATTCTGGTTGACCAGCGGAGCCGCCCATGTCGCATCCGTGATCGTCCCGGGCGCCACGGCGGCCTTGAGGTACAGCGCGACCTCCGGCGTATCCTTCCAGCGATCTTCCGCGTAGGCGACCGCGCTGATGTCCGTGCCCTTCGTGATCAGCTTCGCGCACGCCGCGCGGATGAACGCCACTCCGAGCGGCAGGTTGGATTTGACCGAAATCACCGGGTACGGGCGCAGCCCCGACGGGGCCGGCACGGGCACCGCGGCCGCGATCTGGAGCTTCTCGTGTTCGCGCCAGCGCCCAAGATCGGCGTCAATCGACTTCACTTGCAGCGCCAGGCCGTCGTGTTCCTCGGCCGGTTCCGCCTCGAGCGTCTTGCCCTCACCCGCGGCGCTCTCCATGATCTCGGTCATCTTCGCGGCCAGCGCCGCGCGCTTGTTTTCCAGATTCTGAATGTGTTCCGAGATCGTCTGCTTCATGACAGGCCTCTCTATGCGGCGCGGCGCCGCGAGTGATTTCACCAGGCGGATCGTGGCGCTCGCGTTCGCGGGAATCGTCACGAGGGAAAGTTCGCAGATTTCGGTTTTGACTAGCTTGCGGGCGCCGGTCTTGAGGTACTGCACGCCGCCGTCGAGGACGCGAAAGCCAATCGAGGCGCCGGAGATGACGCCGGCCTTCAGGCACTGCCAGGCGTCGTCAATCCGCGCCTTGAGCGGGCCAGGCTCCTCGATGCTCGGGAAGGTCGCGTCGAACGTGATGCCGGCGGCGGTGACCGCCAGATACGCCGTCCCGATCGGGTGCCGGTCATCGTGATGGAGCAGGAGCGGGACAGGATTGCGGAACGTGGCGCCCGCCGGGTCGAGCATGTCGCCCTGGCGGTCGAGCTCGGGCGTTGACGCGATGCCGCTGATCATCCGGCGCGACGGTTCGACCGTCTT